TATATTACGTTAAACGAAGAGGATGAACACCTATTAGAGACTACAGACATAGGAGAGTATGGAGATTACAATGGAATGAAAGTTCCTTTAGACTTACCGATGGTATCTGCAGGAAAAGCTAATCCATTGTTTGAAATAGGCTGCATGATTGATGAAATGATTGAAAACGAGGAAACGATTGACGAAGCTATGAGTATAGACGAAATGATCGATTATGATCTAGTCAAAGAGCTTGTCGAATCAATCGGCGGTACTTTTAATATGGAAAACTTTAGAAAAGCTATTCAGATTCAAAACGAAACTTTTGATTACAATGGCTTTGATATGTTAAAAGCTTCAGTTGATTATATGAATGAAGCAGAGTACCAAGGTAAAAAAGTAGCACTTAACAAACCAAAAAGAGGTGGATCTAAAAAGTTCTACGTTTATGTTAAGTCAAAGAAAGGTAACGTTAAGAAAGTATCATTTGGTGATACTGGATTATCAGTTAAGTTGAAACAAAGAGGAGCTAGAGCATCATTTGCAGCTCGTCATAAATGTTCAACAAAGAAAGATAAAACAAAAGCAGGTTATTGGTCATGTAATATTGGCCGTTACTGGAAATCATTAGGCGGTGGATCAAACTTCTCAGGTTACTGGTAGACCTTATTCTGAAAAAAAGGAAGACGGTTTTATAATTAGAGAGTTCTCTCAACAAACTTCTGCATTCGAATTAGTATGGCATAGGGACCGTGAAGACCGTGTAGTAGAAGCTATGCACGATACTGATTGGCAATTCCAACTTGATAATGAACATCCAAAGGTATTATCAAAAGACAAACTATTTATACCAAAAGAGACATATCACCGTTTAATCAAAGGAACTGGTGATTTAGTTGTAAAGATATGGCAAAAGGATTAACTTTAGGTAATTATGTAGATAACCCTAAACGAAAAAGACCAGGCGTTCATGCTAAGTCAAAATCGTCTAAACTAAAAACCTCTAGAAACTATAAAAAAGGATATAGAGGACAAGGAAGATAATTATGAAACTGAGTAGTATTATATTAGAAGCTGATTATTGGGAAAGATTCAAACCTCAAGCTGAAGAGCTTGAAAATGAATTACAAGATACTTTTAATAGAGATGATATTTTGGTAACGATAATAGCTCATTCTAATGGAGACAAAGCAATGGGTAAAGTGCAAGTTAAAACTGACACTGAACTTACTAACTCAGAATACCTTAACCTTAAAAACACTTTATCAGCTAAAGGGTATGATGTTACCGGCGGAGCTAATTATGCCGACAACGATGGTGACAGAAAATATTACCCTGATGTAAAATTTGAATTTAAAATATGAAACTATCAAAAGTCATATTAGAGGATAAAAAAGTTGTCCACCGTCATGAGTTGTTACTTACAAAACAAGACGTTGATAAACTTACTACAAGTATTGCCGACAGATTGGATAAATTTATTGACATAGGTAACAGACAGTTACTTGAATCATCTATCAAAGCAGCTATTAAGGAATTAATTGTTGAATAGGTTTGTAGTTTAAATTAATGTTCATATCTTATTATTAGATACGGACTGGTTATGGATTATACTTTTATATTAGCATCCATTGAAAACATTTTAGGTAAGAGTAACAAAAGAGCAAGAGATAATTACGCTTTTCATTGCCCTTTTTGTAATCATAGAAAACCTAAACTTGAGATCAATATGGCAACTAACGAAGAGGGACAGAACCCTTGGGAATGTTGGGTATGTCAAACTCGAGGACGTACTATCCGGTCACTGCTTTACCAACTAAAGACTCCAAAAGAAGAAGCAAGAGAAATACTTAAATATCTTCCTAAGGGTGCACAAATAGAATACAAACAGCTATCTATAGTAGAGATGCCAAAAGAGTACCAACCACTTTTTGAAGCATCTAAAACTTCGGTTGTAGCTAACCTAGTAAGAAGATACTTATATGAACGAGGACTTACCGATAATGATTTTATTAAATATGGGATTGGGTACTGTACATCTGGAGAGTATGGAGGACGAGTTATTATCCCAAGTTATTCTCAATCCGGACCACTCAATTTCTTTGTTGCACGAACTTATGATGGCAACTATTTTAAATACAAAAACCCAGAAGCTTCTAAAGACATAATATTTTTTGAAAACTTAATTAATTGGAACACACCAATAATACTTTGTGAAGGGGTATTTGATGCAATGGCCATACGAAGAAATGCTATTCCCATATTAGGTAAAAGTGTTTCAACTTCACTTTACAAAAAAATAATAACCTCACCACTTAAAGACGTTTATGTAGCTCTTGATAAAGATGCTAGAACAAATGCTATACAAATTGGTGAACAATTTTTAAACCAAGGTAAAAGAGTATTTTTAATTGACTTACCAGATAAAGATCCATCTGAAATGGGTTTTAAATCTTTTACCGAACATATACAAAATGCAGAAGAATTAGATATTTCTAGTCTAATGATGCACAAACTAAACCTATGATTAAACAAGGTATGAACATTCTCGAACAAAACGAGAAAAAACGATTAGACTTTAACCCTGATTTAAAGCAAATTAATTTTCTAGACCGTAGAGTCTATAAGAGAGGCGAAGGAGTATATTACCCGTCCGTAACCACAATACTCCAGTATATGCCCAAAAACAAATTCTTTGAAACGTGGATCAAGGATGTTGGGCATAACGCCGATCTTATCATGCGTAAGGCAGGTAAAGAAGGTACTCAAGTACATGAAGCAGCTGAAAAGTTAGTAGAAGGTGAAGAGATATCGTGGATGGATGATTATGGTAGAGCTAAGTACTCTCAAATAGTATGGGAAATGATACTTAAGTTTGCTGAGTTTTGGAGAACATATAAACCAGAATTAATATCATCAGAACAATTTGTATGGTCAGATAAACATAAGTTTGCAGGTACTGCAGATATTGTTTGTAAGATGAATGGAGAGGTATGGTTAATCGATATCAAGACTTCAAACAGTATACATAAATCATATGACCTCCAATTAGCTTCTTATGCTAAAGGTTTAGAAGAGAGTAGAGGTATTAAAATAGAACGTACAGGTATACTTTGGCTAAAAGCTCAGTCAAGAGGACCTTCTAAACAGAAAAAAGTAATACAAGGTAAAGGTTGGAAATTACTACAGATAGATGAGATTGATAAGAACTTTGAAATATTTAAACTTATTTACAAACTATATGAATTAGAGAACCCTAATACTGAACCTATATACAACTCATATCCAACAACGCTCAAACTTTAACTATTTATTTATATGAATAAAAGTTTGATATATGCAATTATTTTCTTATCTTTATATAGCTGTGGTAGTTATACCCTTCAAACAAATAAAGGTTATGAAATTAAAAGCATTCTTGCAATTACAGAAGTCGGAGATACAGTTAGCGTCCCGTATAGACAGTTTGTCAAATACAGAGATTCTGAATTCGTTAGGTACCAACACAATAATAGCTGGTACTGGAACAACTGGAGATACAACGACCCTTACTTCTGGAATTCATACAACTATTGGAACCAGTTTGGTTACTGGGGAAGGTATTCTAATTGGAATACTTATTATAATCGCAATAGTCCTAGGTACCGTTTTAGACCGAAAACTAAACCACAAACAAGACCTAAACCAAGAATTCCAGAAACTCCAAGACCAAGAGTCAGACAAACTCAAGAACGAATAAACCAAGGAAGACGAAATGAAACTAACTCAATTAATCCTAGAGAAACGCAACAGACCCAAACTCGTAGTGATGGCTGGAGGAGCAGGAACAGGCAAGTCGTACCTACTCAATCAACTAGATCTAGGATCACTCCATCAAGTCAATCCAGACAAATACGTGGAAGATCCAGACAGTCCGGCATACAACAAACTCAATCCAGGGGTAGCTCTAGCCAACAAGGAGGCAGAAGCTCTGGCAGACGACAAAACTAGCTTTGTTTGGGATACTACTGCATCTAATCCTGATAAGATAAAACTATTCTTAAATAAAGGATACGATGTGTATATGGTTATGGTTTATACTCATCCAATGATAGCATATATTGCTAACTTTTCTAGATCAAGAAACGTACCTAGATCAGCAGTATTTTCTACTTGGAGAAACGTTTACGACTTAATTGACAAATACAATACAATGTTGAAAGGTAACTTATCTATATTTGTAAATACTAGAGGAGGAGACTTTGATAAAGAAATTGCAGCATTTGATGCAGCAGCAAAGAATGGTGCAGCAGGTATATCAGATTATATTGAAAGATATAATAAAGCTAACGATACAGGTAAATCTACTTTTAGACAGGAATATGAAATGTCTGATCAAGAAAAACAAGAGTTTTATAACGCAGTTAAAAATGTAGATTACGATACAGATGATTATAGTGAAGATAGAGCACTTAAAAAATACTTTACAGACTGGTACAGAAAAAAGGGAGTTGGACCAGGTGATGATAAGATGAATAATAAAGTACAATCTCACAGAAAAGCGGCTGATAATGCAACTAAAAAACAAAAACAGGTATTGGATGATATAGCTGATACTTTGTATGACCCTACATTTCAAGCTAAATTACAACACTCTACTCCAGCTGAAATAGATAAAAGAGTACAAAACTTTTTAGCATAATGGCAATAGCACTTTACCCAGGAGGATTTAAACCACCCCATAGAGGTCATTTTGAAGTAGTAAAAAAACTACTCAATAATACCCACGGTGGTAAAATATATGATAAAGAATCTGCTCAAGATGCAGCATCAAAAGCATTATCTGGAGAAAGTGATAAAGTTGAACCTATTAATAAGGTTGTAATATTTGTTGGAGAAAAAGATCGTAATGGTATATCAAAAGAGATAGCTATTAAGATATGGAATATTTATAAGAAATATTTAGGTAACGTAGAAGTTTATTCTGAAGTACCTAATCCTATGGCAAATGCTTCTGCTTATGCTAAAAAAAGACCAGAAGAAAAGTTTTATGCTATAACAGGTATAAGAGGAGAAGATGATATGGTTGACCTTAGACGTATTACATCGTTTAAGAATAGAGAAAATGTACAAGGGTTAGTATTTGCAGCACCAGGTGGAACAAGAGCTACTGATTTAAGACAAGCAGTTTTATCAGGTAGTTTGGATAAAGTTAGAGACTTTTTTCCTAAAGAATTAAAAAGAGAAGAAATAGCACAAATAGTAAACATGTTAAAACAAAGTATTATATCAGAAATAATGTCTAGCAAAGTTGACGGACTATTTGATGAGTGGTTTGACAATACTATACAAGAGGCAACACAAGCAACTCCTACTTCATATGATGCAGCTATAACATCTAAAGATAAAAACTATCTTGCAACATTATATGATAGAATAAAAAATCAAATTGGTACTAACGGAGTAGATATAAAATTTAATCAAGATCATATTAGAATAAGCTTATCAGACTACAATCCTGATGATGGTTCACCTCCTTATACAGAATATATTGGTTCACTTTTAGAATATATGTTAGAAGAAGGTATGAATATACTTCCACTACCTGAAGTAAAAATACGGAGAGATATGAAAGAGTCTCAAAACTTTTTTGGTAGAACAGCGTACTATGATCCTAATATAAATGAAATAGTACTTTATGTAGAAGGTAGACACCCTAAAGATGTAGTACGTTCATTTGCTCATGAGATGGTACACCATGTACAAAATATTGAAGGTAGAATGGGTAATGTACAAACATCTAACACTAATGAATCAGATGAATTATTAGAATTAGAAAAAGAAGCTTATTTGACAGGTAACATTACTTTTAGAAATTGGGAAGATAGAGTAAAAAATACTAACGAAGGATTATGGTCTAATATTAATAAAAAGAAAAAATCTGGACGTAAATCTTCTCATGGCAATTCTAAAGCTCACAAAGCAGCTGTAAAAGCAGGAAATAAATTAGAAAAAAACAAATAGTGAATAAATTAAAAGACTTACTTGGCGAAGGGTACCCTCTTAAAGAAGAGAAACCAACTCCACCTTACAAACTGTATTGTGATATGGATGGTGTATTGACCGACTTTGAAAGTAGGTTTGAACATTTTACTGGAATGCATCCTCAAGAATATGAAAAGGAAAAAGGGATTGCAGCTTTTTGGCACCTTATAGACGTTGAAGTTGGAGTAAAGTTTTGGATTGGTATGGACTTTATGCCACAAGGAAGACGTTTGTGGGACTTTATTATGCCTTACAAACCTGATTTACTTACATCACCTTCAAGAGATAATAACTCCAGATTAGGTAAAAATTTATGGGTCAAAAATAACCTCAATCCAAAACCAAAAGTAATATTTGCATACTCTAAAGATAAACAAAGATATGCAAATGAAAGTAGTATATTAATAGACGATAAGAAATCAAATATAAATGAATGGACTTCTAAAGGCGGCATTGCTATTAGATGTAAAGACGGAAACGTTGACCATGTTATACAAAAATTAAAAGAGTTAGGTTATGAGTGATTCTTTACTTAAAAAAGAATTTAAACAATCAGACGTTCAAAGAGCACGAAATTTAGTTAATAAAGATTTTACCAAAAAAACTAAAATACAGACTGGATATCAAAAAGCATATCAGAGTCATAAAGAAGGAGACGTTTGGGAGGATAAAGGCAAAACATGGACTATTAAAAATGGTCTCAAACAAAACATTACAAAGCTTGATGATTTTAGAAGGCAAGTAAAAATACCTTTAGCATGTCCAAAATGTGGGGGTTCTATGAAACATCATTTAGCTAAAAAATGTATAAGATACACGGCTTTTGTTTCGATTGTACAATTGATTATGAAGGTAAATTACAAAACGCTGGACTTTACGAAGAGTATGAAAGAAAAATGATGACAGGTAATATTGCTGCCTTTGCAGACGACCTTGAAAATTGGGTTACAGAAACATTGGCAAGTAGAATTACCATGGTCACAGAACAAGGTGATGTTGAAGATTGGGATAAGACAGATAAGAGTTTTGACGACAAAATTTTACTTGAGTTAAAGAAGTATTTAGAGTTGCTTAGACAGCATACCTAATCTATTTATAAGTAACAGACTACTTATGAAACAACAGGACGTACTAGAAAAATTACTTGGTGAGATAAGGCATATAAAGACGCACATGCCTAACGGTGAGTTAAAACAGATGCAGAAGGATATTCATGCATTGAAAAACGACCTGTCTGAAATGAAGAATACATTACTGAACCCTACCGACGGTGTAATAGTAAACACGAATAAAAATACTGATTTTCGTGAAAAAATGCAAGCTAATGAACGAGAGTTTCTTACTCAAATGCAAGAAATAGTTGAGTTGAGAAATTGGAAAACAGGAGTTACTAGAGCTCTTTGGATCATATTTGGTACTTTAGCTTCGGTTATTATTAGAATGTTAATGATGCATACAGAACAAGGATAATGACTAACGAGGAAATAAAAAATATCACATCAGAATCTTTAAGAGATTGGTTTAAGAAAGAGAAGTGGGTTCGCATCTCTTCTTCTGGTAATATAGCTGGTGATTGTGGTACCTCTAAAAATAAAAAGAACCCAGATAGATGTTTACCAAAAGCTAAAGCACAATCTTTAAGTAAAGCTCAAAGAGCTGCTACTGCTAGAAAGAAAAAGAAAGCAGGAGCTAAAGGTAAAACAGTAGTAAAAAATACAAAAGCTGCAAAAGTTACTAAAGAAACAGCTAATCCGCAAGACGGAAAAGCAGCACCGTATGGATCTGGATATAAACCTACAAAGAAAATGGATGAAAAATTTAAAAGGCCTTCAATACAGGGACTGAAAAGAAAATTACGCAAATCAATTACCAAAGAAGATGTTAAAAACTTAGTAATTGGAACTGTTGCTGAATTGCAACAAAAAGAAGACGTACTTCAAGAGGACGATAGATGTACTAGATTAGCTAAAAGTAAATATGATACATGGCCATCAGCTTATGCCTCTGGAGCAGTTGTTAGATGTAGAAGAGGTGAAATCTGGAAAAAGAAATAATGACTAGGAAAGAAATGATTACCGCTTTAAGGGAAGTCCTTCAAGAACGAGCTATTATTAATGAAGGTCCCGGTAAAGACTATTTGGATAAAGCTGCTAGAGCATATTTTCAAGCTAAAAATTTTGAAGATGCTAAACCTAAACCTAATCCTAACGATGTAGCAGCTTACATAGGTGAAGCTGAAACAGATGAGATAGACGAACACGTATTAAGTGATT